AAATCTTTCTAAATTGCCTTTTAATCCCCCACACTCCAATCTATTGCCTGACCGCATTTCGGACAATAATCATATTTTTCATAATCAATTTCGCGGCTTACATTGCAGTTAGGGTTAGGACAATCGTACATGTCGTATATTATATTGCCATTATTGTCATATCCATCACCATAAATATTCGGCTTTTTGGGTATCTGCTTTTCGATTGCCTCAGCGACAAACTTTAAGATTTCTTCTTTATTCATTTTTATCCTCCGGTTTCAGCAAAATCCCCATTATCAAACCTATAATTTTATCGTGACTGTAAACAAAAACTACTTGTTTGGCTGGATCGCCTTTGTAAGCTACGCCGCCGCTAAAAATTTTTATAAATTTCTCTTGTACATACATGGGCTTGCCTGATTCAAATTCAAATCGCCTTACAAGGTCTTTTTGGCGTATGAATTTACAATCGTTAGTTAATTTAAGCTCCTGAGCTTGACTATCATCCAAAGGCGGTTCAATCACGCTCCTTAGTTTGCTTATATCAATCCTGCATTCGCTTTTTCGCATTACTACAGCCATACAACCATCCGCTGAAATAAGTACCCTGTTATCGTCAACTTCGCAGCCGACCGCTCTTTCGCTTTTTAGCACCTTCTGCTGATATTTTATAAACTCCATAGTCTTTTATCCTTTCATTCCTTTTCCAACAGTTCCGGATTATCATAGATATTGCCTATTACCTCAACAACACTAAGCGAGTTTTCTTCCTCGTTAAAATTCCAATAGATTTCCCAAAGAGAAATAACATTGTCATTGAAACATACACAAGCCATATTATCGCAACCAGTATATTTAAGGATTTCACTTTCGATATAATCCCAGTCGATCTCGTTTTTAAAAGCAATGCTAAAAGCACCGCATTCGAAAATGACTGTACCAATCATTTTATCAAGTAACTTAACAATATCCCCCTCAAAAATCTTTTTGCCGTTTTTATCGGTCAAGCCGGTGTACAGCCCAAGTGTATCATCCCGTATTGTAACAACATGTAAATCCTCGTCTGACAGCCAAATGCCGTCTCCGTCACGTATGTAGGTTTCGCTGTCATTAATCCACTCACCATTATCGGTTCGCTTACCCCTAAACAAAATCTCTCTGCTCATGATTTCCTCCTGTTATTACATCTTCCAAATTAACAATTATAACATTCATACGCTGTTTCGCATCTGTAAGCTCTGCAAGATAATAATATTCTCCTTTACTGTTTTGTTTTAAAATACAAGCAGTTAAAATATACTCTGCATTTTCAATATTGAATTTTCTGCTAGAATAATATACCGGTTTGTTCAGATATGTTTTAACTTCCGAAATATTCATAGCTCTTCAACCTTTATGTAGATTCCGGTGACATCAGCCCAGAACTTTTCAATCACCTCTGAAGCCACCAAAGCGTCATCAGTCCAAAATCCGCATTTTGTCATACAATCCTTAAGCATTTTTGCAAGGTTATCGGTATCCGGTTTAGTTGTTCTGTATTCGCCGTTCCTGTGACTGCCTCCTTTAGGGAAGCACCATTTTGTGATAAGTCTGATTCCTGTTCGATACGGTTCACTCGGTACATGCCTTTGCAGATTTGATAAAAGTTTTTGCTTTGCATTTTTTATTTCAGGAGGATCATAAAAAATTGGTTTTCCGTTTCTTACCGTAACCTTATGCTCCTGAGCGGTTACTGTCGGTACGTCTTCCATAGCCATAAAAAATTCTGTCATCTTCTGCGCCTCCGTTCGTGTGTTTATTATTGTTTCATAATAATTTCTGTGCGCCTTAGGCACAGAAATATATATTATGTAATAATATAGTTTTTCTTCCCTTAGGAAAAAAAGGGTGTTTTTTCGAATTTTTCCCTCTTAGTGAAAATATCGGTTTTGTATCGACTTTTTCATTTTCAAAGGGTAAGGAAAATTTTCGATTTTTTCCCTATAACAGTTTTTAAAATCAAAGGGAAAATTACTCGATATTTTCCTTACACTGCTTTTTTGACGGAAAGGGAAAATATCGGATTTTTCCCTAATGCTTCATACCGCATTCACCTTCGTCAACCCAAAAACCGCCATGCTCTTTCAGCCTGTTTCTGACGGTTTTTTCAGTTACTCCAAGGTATTCAACAAGGTCCTTTACAGTACATTTTCCATTATCAGCTACTGCGCTGAAAGCAGTTTCAATGCTTTCTTTCCTGTCTTGTCTGCGCTCGGAATTGCTTCTTTTTTTGCTGAAATTCTTCTGCCATGTGCCTGATCCGTCTACTTCGCAGTCCTTTAAAACGCCTGTTGTATCGTTCCTATGAACAGGATAATCAAACCACATATTCATGACAGGGAATTTCGGAAACTCTCTTAAAGTACCTTCTATTCTCCATGCAGTACGTTTTTTTATACCTGCTTTAGCCTTTTCTATTTCTTCAAACATAAGGTCATAAGAGTTTGCCTGAAGATTTTCTTGTGCAATTTTTATAATGCTGGATGGTGTGACTTTGTCATCCTGAGAGCAGTAGACGTCTTTCCTGAAACGTTCAAGCCATTTGTAAGCTATGCTGCAGACCGCTTCATCTTGCTGTTGTTTAATTAAATTTTCAGAAATCTCTAATTCCGATAAATCAAGTATAGCGTCCGGATCACGGGCAAACACACCGGAGCCGCTGGCTCTGTCCATTGACTTTTTACCTCCCTGACCGCCTTTAGAATGATGATGGCAGTAAATTACTGCGGAGCCCAGCTCTGTGCAGACTTTATCAAATTGATTGCAAAAGAGAGCCATCTGGTCAGCACTGTTCTCGTCACCTGTTATGACTTTATAAATAGGATCAATAATAATAGCCGCATAATCTTTTTTACTTGCCCTTCGTATCAGCTTAGGAGCAAGCTTATCCATCGGGATACTGTGTCCTCTGAGATTCCATATATCAATATTATTTAAATGTTCCGGCTTAAGGCCCATGGCAGAATAAACATCTTTAAACCTGTGAAAGCAGGAGGCTCTGTCAAGCTCAAGATTCACATACATCACCTTTCCTCTAGAGCATTGAAAACCGAGCCATTTTATACCCTCCGCAAAGGCCACCGATAATTCTATAAGCGCAAAAGATTTTCCGGCTTTTGACGGTCCTGTCAACAATAATTTATGACCTTGCCTCAGAACGCCGTCTATAACCGGAGGAGAAAGTTCCGGAAGAGCATTCCATATTTCAGAAAGGCTCTCAGCGTCCGGAAGATTATCGTTAATACTTTCAATCCAGTCCTTCCATTCCGAAAAACTTTCTTTTCCGATATTGGTATCAATGATAAATTGTTTTTTGCCGTTGCGTTCTATTCCGGGAAGACGTGATAACCTTGATGGATTTTTATTTGCCTTATCAATATCAAGACCGTTTTCCTTGCATACCTTATACAAGTAATCAACGCGTTTTCGATATTCATCATAATTCGGTGCGTCTATTTTAACAATAGCGTGTACGCTCTTACCTCCTGAATATACAAGTACTGCAACAGGCAGCTCAAGCTCTCTGATAATGGAATTCTGCTGCTCTATCGGCATACTGTCAGATTCAACAAGCGCATATCTGAAATCAGTGACATTTTCATTTTTAACGCCTTTTCCGTCAAGCGGATTAAATCGAATCCACGCTCCTGCTTTATCATTACAATCACCTAATACCGCACCTATATCTCCATTGCATTTATTAAGCTGTTCAATTAGTTCTCCTGCCGTTCTGTCACAGGCTCCCCTTGTCGGCAGAAATTTAAACAATCCCTTGTCCTCTTTTTCCCACGTTTCAGTAACATATCCTACATTTTCCGAAGCTTCAAAAAGTGTTTCCAGATATGTAATGATCTGCTGAACCGGATTCCAGTTTTTAGGTTCAGAAATTTTTATACCCTCGTTAGAATTGAATATTACTGAATTTTCTTCGGCAAATATTTCATCACTCCAATCGTATTCTTTGAAACTATCCGGTATAAAGCCCCTGTCTTTAGCCATCTGAATTATTGTTCCGGCAGTAACAGGTTCACTGCTGCCGTTAAATGACTGCCACTTTTTATGGCATTCTCCGTTATGATAGCGGCTGTCGGACCGGGACCACTCGTCCCAATCCTCCGCCCTATATCCCTCGTGTTTCAGCGCCATTCCAACGTTAATCCATTCTTGATAATCACAATCTGCGGGGCTTATATATTCTAAAATTTTTAATAGATTTTCCAATGCTTCCCCTCCTTATTCCGGAGAATATGTAGACGGATCAATTCCCAAAGGAGTTTTCCATCCGTTGGCTGAAATTCTTGCTATCATTTTACTTGCCGCGTCAAAAGACCACTGTCCAACATGCTGAAACCCCCTTTTTTCGAGGAGCCGTATTTGCTTCGGAGTTGTTAGTCCGGCGCTTTTACGTTTTTCTAACCGACGTAATATCATTGCAGCTTTTCCGGCGTTTTCAATTTCGTCCGGTAAAATTCCAAGCTTTTCAAGCGCTGATTTCTGTTTATCGGATGGCGGAGAGCATTCCCAGCCAAAAGCCGGAACATAAGATGATAAATCAGCAGCTTGTATTGACATTTCATACTGCAAGGGATCAACGAGAGTTCTTTTACGTTTTTTCATTTCTGCCAATTGATTAGCAAGAGCTTCTTCTCGTTGTGCAACAACGTCTTCACTTGCCTTATTTTCGGCTTCTTCAATATCAACGGGGCATCCTGCATTTTCTGCAAGATTTTCAGTCATTTGCCGTGCCACCTCTTCGTTGTCGCATATAAGGTGTGCCGGTCTGCAAAGCTCATGACGTTCGGTGTGCCACAGAAAATCAAGCAGCAATAATTCTTTTTTATCATCGCAAAGCCGTGTGCCGCGGCCAACCATCTGGCAATATAAGCCGCGTACTTTAGTAGGCCTTAATACGACAACACAGTCAACAGACGGGCAATCCCAACCCTCTGTTAAAAGCATGGAATTACATAAAACGTTATACTCTCCTTTATCAAAATCGTTTAGTATTTCTGCTCTGTCATGACTTTCGCCGTTTACTTCGGCAGCTTTAAAGCCTTTTAAATTAAGTATATCCCTGAACTTCTGCGATGTTTTAACAAGAGGAAGAAACACAACTGTTTTGCGGTTTTGGCAATACTTTATCATTTCGTCCGCTATACTATATAAATAAGGGTCTAAAGCTGTATCAATATCAGACGCTTTGAAATCTCCTGCCTGTGTTGAAACTCCTGTCAAATCAAGCTTCAGCGGAATAGTAACCGCCTTTATAGGAGAGAGATAACCTTCTTTAATCGCCTGCGGAAGCGTATACTCATAAGCCAAGCTTTCAAAGACCGTTCCAAGGTTTTTCATATCGCCTCTGTCAGGTGTTGCTGTAACGCCTAAAACCTTAGCATTAACGAAGTAATTAAGTACTCGCTGATAGCTGTCAGAAATTGCATGATGAGCTTCGTCAATTATAATAGTATTAAAATAATCTTTGCTAAAACTCGAAAGACGTTTTTCACGCATTAAAGTCTGAACTGAACCTACTGTCACACGAAACCATGATCCTATGCAGCTCTGATCCGCTTTTTCAACTGCTGATTTAAGACCAGTGGCTTTGCTAAGCTTGTCGGCCGCCTGATCCAGAAGTTCTCCTCTGTGAGCAAGTATCAGAACTCTGTCCCCTCTGCGGACGCATTCTTCGGTTATTTTGGCAAACACAATAGTTTTTCCGCAGCCGGTAGGCAGTACGAGCAGGGTTTTAAGTATTCCGTCTTCCCATTGAGAAAATACGGACGAGAATGCTTCTTCCTGATATGGTCTGAGCTTCATTAAAATTCACCCGGTTTCCATGCTGCATTAGGTGTCTGTTGTGGGTTAGCAGGTTTAATGGTATTGATTTGTTCATCATACGCATAAAGCTTCTTTATTTTATTGGACTTACCGTCAGAGCCGTCATTTTTCTTGTAACTGTCTATATATACATGACACTTACCCTTTGCGCCCGTAACGGCGTTCCAGTTCATCTTTAGCGGCTCTCCGCGCTTTTTCAGACCTATGGAAAGAAACAATTGTGACAACTTCCATTCGAATTTATTACAAAGAAAGAAGTTTTCTGTTATTTCAGTTTTATCTTCAGCGCCCCATATTGTAAAGGTTACTACCGCTTTATTACATGGCGGTATTTTTTCCGAACCGCCGTGGCGCGCCCTTTCGAATTTTTGTATAGTGAAATCGTAATCTCCTTCAGGCAGAAGAGTATAGTCTCCGCTTTCATTAACAATTTCATCTTCCCATCCGTATTCCATAAAATCGCTCATTTATATTTCCTCCGTAATATTAAAATGGTACTTGTCTGTTTTGTTTTACTGCTTCAATTACCTTATCCCATACAGTCAGCAGCCAGCCTGTAATGAAATCCGGCGGATAGTCGGAAACCGGCATATCAAATGGGAAAAATCCTTTGTTTGAAACAACAAGCCTGATTTCCTTTTCGCTTATGCAGTCCGAAATCATCAGATCCCTCAGCGCTTCCGGTATTTTTTCCGGGACCTCCGGAATAATTTCTTCAAATCCCTCCAAACCGTCCAAGCTATTATCAAGCCATTTAGATCCATCAGTTTTAATATTCGTTTCTTTTATATCAGTTACGTCCTGATTATGATTATTGTTTGCCGGCGTAGTCTGTTCCGAAAAAAGATGGGCTATACTTTTATAATCAAAAGGCATTTCAGGAGGAAGACCGTCACGATTTTTAGCGTCCCAGCAAGGATGGTGAGATGTGTACATAACCCGTTCGCCGCCCTGTGCCTTAAACTTTTTTCCTTTATCATCTACAGCCACAGCATAGGTTTTGTAATTTGCAAATAAAACCGAATCAGCCCATTCCTTTACAAGAGGAGATATCTGAGAAGACGTCTTCTTGCCAAGCTTTAGTTCCCAACGGTCATATGCTCCCAATTCATCCGGCTGTTCGAATTTTCTCATCTGAGCGTGAGCAGTAAGTACAACATTTACTCCACTGTCGACAACATCTTGTAAAAGATTTAAAAATTTCCCGAACTCCTCTTTCTCATATACATATCCGTTTCCGTAACCGAAATCTTCAATACCTTTTTTCTGGTATCTGTCGCATATTGATCTTAAACACAGTTGTTCTGCCCAGTCTATGGTATCAATTACCAGTGTTTTACAATTCTTCGAGGTGATAACATCTCTGACCTCATTGTTTAACATTTCCCAGCTTGTCGGTTTAGGATAACGGTTTACTCCAAGTTTCTTTGTACTGCCCTCTGTGTCAATGAACAGCGGGTCGGGGAATTGTGATGCAAAAGTGGATTTGCCTATTCCCTCAGGACCATATACCACAACCTTCTGCGCTGATTTTACTATACCCGAAATTATTTCAAAAGACATTAGAATACACCTGCTTTCCATGATTTTTGCTGAGGCTGTTCTTCAGGTTCTTTTGACATGCCGTCTTCAATGATAATACTGCATTCATCACCTGTTGAAACTCTTGTTGCTATAGCCTGCAAGCCCTTCTGATCCAACCATTCGCCGAACTCTATAAGAGTATCGTTATCCATCTGTTCAAGCTTATCCAACAGCACAAAACCGCAATTAGGATTAAGCTTACGGACAATTGATGTTGCTACAATAAGCTGATCAGCGCCGGACATATTATCCCATTCAAATCCTTTATATATCAGTTTTCCGTTTTTAACTGATAATTCTGCAAGCGGGAGAGAAGCACTATTCAAAAGCTCTGACTTTTGCTGCCGTATATTTTCTATCTGTTGAGTAAGATCAGCATACTGTTTCTGATATCCCTCCGCGTCAATTTCTGCTTTTTCCCTGTCAAGATTTGCATATATTTTCTTATTAAGCTCTTCAATGTCTGATATGTTTTTTTCTAATTCAGAAGTGCTTTCGTCAGTAAGCTCTTCAGCAGACTTAAATGCAATTTCCATATCTTTGTCAGCTTTAATAAGCAGAGATTGGTATTTTTTAAGCTCCTCACGCAAACTATTAACCTTATCAGCAAGACGGTTTCTTTCTGCTTGTAATGCGTAACAATTATCACGCTTTCGCTGATTTTCTCCGTTTCGGGTTAGTATTTCCTGCTGCTGTTTAATAAGATCGGAAGCTGAAATCGGCTCCGGAGGAACATTAGTATAAACAGGCATTTCTTTAGCAAATTTAGATTTTTGATCTGCAATTTGCCCTATCGTGTGTCGTTGGTTATACAGCGTTTGTTCTTCCGCTTCAAGCTTATACAGTTTATCTCCCACCCCTATAATTTTCAGGAGAGTATCTGCTTTTTCTTTATCTGATTGATTAATAAATTTTGGCAGATTAAGTGCGAATTGTTCAACGAAACTATTAAGTAGCTGCTGACCGCCTTTATTTCCGGTAGAATCAATGACTTTTAAAGAACTGTTCTTTCCGGAACGTTCAACAATAATGCCATTGTCAAGAGTAACCTTAAGATGCGGTTCTATCACCGAGCCTTCCCGCTGAGGAGATGATGGCTTATACTTATCACCGCCAAGCACCCAAGCTAAACTATCAAGTACGGATGTTTTCCCCTGACGGTTTTTCCCGCCAATTACTGTAAGCCCTGTTTTAGCAGGCTCCAATCGCACTGCCTTTATTCTTTTTACATTTTCAAATTCCAGACTGTTTATCTTAACCATCTGTTTACCTCCCAATATTTACTTGTTGATTCCGTTCCTCTGATATGCTACTATATATCTGTAACAAAACCTGCCTTTTTGTTACCCCGTCCTTTTGGGCGGGATTTTCTTTTGCTTGACTTTTTGGATAAAACATGCTATACTAAACATGTTTTATATATTGCTTTCCGTCCGTTACTGTGCCAGCAGTGCGGGCGGTATTCTTTTGCGTACTCATAAATTAACCCCCCTTTACCTAAGCATAAAGTCATACTGCTGATCCTTATACCATTGTTCTTCCTGGGCTTCTCCCGCGTCTACCACTATCACTTTTACTTTGTGACTGCTCGCACTGTCGCTGACCATTTCCAGTGCGGCGGAAGCTCCCGCAAGCGCGGCTCCTAACGCTAAAAACCACGGATTCACCAGCAGTCCCAACGCTAAGCCCGCCGTCGCTCCTATTAAGCATATCGTTCCGATTTTTTGGTATGTGTTCATTGGTTACTCCTCCTTGTTTTTACCTTGTGATTTCATTTCCATTAATAAACTATAGAGAGACTGTAATTCTTCAAGTTCATTTTTGTCAATCATAAACATGCCCCTACAATATTTTACAAATGGCTCTTTAGGTATTTTAGTTCTGCTCTTTATTACCACAACCGGAAATCCCAATTTCTTTCTCTCGTTTTCGTCTTTTGCCATGAGCGTTATCAAATACGGATCGCATTTTAATATGCCTGAAATATCCGCAGGCACTAAAAATTCTTTTCCAACTGTCCCCTCTAATAATTCGTCAAGGGTGTTATATCTTGCCACGATTTTCTCCTTTCCGATTAAATTACAATCATCATTGTTTTACAAGTGTGTGTTTGCGAATACACATTTAAGTTATATTCTCTTTCAAAGTCCGGATGGAACGGATGTTTTAGCCGGTGGTTTTCGCAAGTACAAATATAATTTTTTCCTCTTCTCTGATCGATAAGAACAACTTCGCCGTTATCCCAATCGAATCCCTCGTATGTTTCAATAAATTCTTTAAGTGTCATGATTTTACTCCTTTCTTAATCCCATTCGTTTTTTCCATTCTTCAAACGGTTTACGGTAAATTTCAAATTCTGTATCAGCCATTTCGCAAGAATTTGCAAATTCGGAATATTTGCCTTGCTGAATCATGGCCTTTACTTTTGTGGGCGATGTTTTTACGCCGCACTTCCTTAAATCACAAGTCAATTCATTTAATGTCATTGTTGGGCGTGTTTCCATGATTTTCTCCTCTCTCGGCTTGATCTATATAGGTGATATTAAAACCTTTTTCGCCTAAAGCCTCTACTGTTTCTTTTATAAGAGATTTAATTCTGTCGGAAAATATTGATGCAATTTTGCACACCTCTTCAATTTGTTCCGGTGTAAGACTATCAATAACCAATTTGAGTTTTTCTTTTTTGTCCATGATTTTACTCCTATTTCTGTCCGTATCTCTGATTGACATTTTTCAAAAATCTCTCGTGCACCTTATTCAGATTTTCCATATATGTATTTAGCATTTTGTCAACCTGTCTTAGGTGTAATATTGCTCCGATTAATGTTACAATCAAAGAAAGCCCAATCGATAAAAAAACAGTTAATATAAACTCCATAACTTTTCCTTTCTTATTACGTTGACTTGATTTCTTGTCCCTCACTTCAAATTATGGTATAATTAATACATTAATTCGAGAGAGGGGGAACGATTATGTCTGAATTCAATCAATTTCAAGACCGTATAGACAAGCTGTCACTTGTTTATATGGAAAAGACTTGTGATATTTCTTCAATGACCGTCGAAGAATACATCAAAAAGTTTAATGAAATTTCAGTAGAAATACTTAAAACGTTATCGAATTAACAAGAGCTTCAGAAATTTTTGAAAGCAGTTCCTGCGCCTCGCGAATTGTCATACCTTTGAGCTGGTCTGCAATTTTCGAGGCTCGTTCTTTTTCTCTTTCATTTACGAAAATGTCTCGCATTATTTTTTTACCGTCTAATTGATTAAAAGCAACCTCTTGAGCATTTTTAATATCCATATTTTCCTCCTACGCTAATTTGATTCCTTGCCCCTAATGTCAAATTATGATATAATTTATACAGGAAGGTGGTGAATAAATTGCTTGAAATTGCATCGGGGTTTTGCCCTACTCAAAATTGTGAATACACGATTGATGTTAAATACTCGCACATAGCAGACAACAGGTACTTAAAAGTTGGCGCAACCTGTGATTATTGTGCAGATGTTTTTGGTGTTGAATGTCCTATTCAGAAAGATTGTCCGTTATACCACTCAATGCCAAAAGAAATTTTTTGCTAGCTTCTGTGAACTGCTTGCATTTGTCGATATCGGTCAAATTGACTCTTTTTGTCCACCCGTCGTTGCTATTAAACTCTATGACGGGTGGTTTCTTTTCCTTCAGTAAATCACCAGTTAAAAACTCGTTTTCGGTTATTAAAACTTTAATCTGCATGTTTCTTATCCTCCTCACGCTGATTTTGTGTCCCTGTTTTGGGAAGAGTCAGCTAAAAAAATTTCAACCTTTTCTAAATCGTTAGTTATTCCGAGGGCTTTACAAATTTTTTCAATCTCGTCGGTGTCAAAACAACGGTGGTGATTCATTTTACAGCTAATTGTATTTTCAGAAATACCCGTTATTTCCGCAAGTTTTCTTTGGCTCAAACCAGCCTCAAATATTTTCCCTCTCAATTTGTTTGAATTTAACATAAAATTTCACCTTTCTTTCTGTCCCTGTTTTGGGACAATTTTATTATAGCACTACTTTTTTGATTTGTCAACCCATAATTGGGATAATTTTTATATTTTTTTTAAAATTCTCTTGCTTTTTTGGGACGACTGTGATATTATTATATCATTAAGTATAAGGACGGTGGTAATATGAGCGAACGTTCCGATAGAATTTTGCATTCTATTCAAAGAGCAGGTCTATCATACAATGAATTATCCTCATTAACTCAAATCCCAAAATCTGCATTACAAAGATATGCAACCGGAGAAACTGAAAAAATACCTATAGATAGAATAGAAGCTATTGCAAAAGCAACAAAAGTTACAGCCGAATATTTAATGTGTTGGACTGATAACACTTTAAAAGATGAATTTTCAGATTATATTTTAAATAATCAAGAAAGAGAATTAATAAGATCATACAATCAACTCAATGAATCCGGCCAGTCAAAACTTATGGAACGTCTTGATGAACTTCTGGAACTTCCTAAGTATCGAAAAGAGTAACAAACATTTGTTTTATGTCTATATTATAGAACAGCTGTTCTAATATGTCAATAGGAAATTTAATTCCTGGAAATATTTTACTTTTCTAACTTGTTAATAATTTAGCCACAATTTGTCACTTATTGACAAAAAATTCAATTTTTATTGTCGATATTGCGAATTGAATTACCTCGCTATACATGTTATTATTTTTATATAATAAATAAGGAGGAGATCGTTTATGTATAGTAAAGGATCACATACGATGAGACTTATAATTGGTATAATTTCAATAGTATTGTGTCTCATTATTTTAATTCAATCTTGTGCTGCGGGAATAGGAAACGCAATCGCCGACAATGGGGAAGCGGGAGGAACCGGAGGATTAATTTTAAGTATTTTCATGCTTATTTCCGGTATAATTGCTATCGCCGCAAGAAAATCCAAAGGCGGAACAATAACATCAACTGTATTTTACGCAGTCGGTGCTGTTATAGCTTTTGCAAGTGCAGGAAGCTATAAAGATTTAATTGTGTGGGGCGTTGTTTCAGCTATCTTTGCAGTTTTGCTTATAATAAGCTTGTTTATGAAGGAAAAGGTATGAAGTGTTCTAAATGCGGAAGCGAAAATGTCACCCTTCAAATTGTCCAAACAGGGGGTAAAACACAAAATAAGGGCGGAGGTTGCTTGTGGTCAATCGGCAGATGGTCGCTTATTATTTGCACTTGCGGTTTATGGCTACTAATCGGCAAACATAAAGGTACAGGAAAAACCACATTTAAAAATGAAACTATGGCTTTGTGTCAGCAGTGCGGAAATAAGTGGACGGTTTAATTTTGTGTATAATTTTTACGGGGGTGATATAAGTGAAAATTAAAAAAGTAATAACAGCTCTATTATCCGTCGGCTGTTTAGCGTCTGTTTTCATGTCAAATGTAGAAACTATTGACAAAACTCTCAAAACAAGCATATCAGCCGCAAGTTCTATTAAGGGTGATTTAAGCGGAAACGGAAAAATAGACCTTTATGATGCAATAGAAATCTCAAAGTACATTATGGGGTTGAGGACACTCACGCATACGCAAGAAATTATTGCAGATTATAACTATGACGGTAGCGTAAATCTCTATGACGCAATAGCAATATCAAAACACATTATGGATAGCAAGCCCGCCGTACCATCGGTTGTTTACTACACTAAAACCGGAAAATGTTATCATTACAGCAACACCTGTAACGGCGGAACATATTATGCTTGTACATATAATGAAGCTATTAAGAAAGGTCTTAAACCCTGTAATAAATGTGTTAATTAACTTCCTCCCCGACTAACATCGGGGAGTTTTTACATTTTTACCCGAACATCTTTCACAATACACCCTTACACCGCTACGCCGTATTTAACAGCCATTTCTTTAACTATAGCCACATATATCTCAATAAGTTTCTTATCGTCTGC